TCCAGACCGATACCGCCCAGCCGGCGCGCAGCCGCGGCCGCACCAGCCATTGCCGCCCCTTCGATGGCCGGTCCCAGCAGCGCCAGCAGCCGCCGGCGTTCTTCGCTCCAGAATGCATCAGGCAACATATCTACTCTACCTCACTCACTTGCACCGCTTCGATGATGCGCATCTGCAGCCCATGGAAGTAGCTCGCAAGCGCCAGGCGTAGGGCATCTTCGGCCCGCTGCCTGAGGACCGCTTGCGGATCGCTAACCGTAGCTGCTCCAGTCGCTCGCTTGGCGAAAAAAGCTCGAGCCGGCCGCCTCCCTGGGGGCCGGCAAATCCAACGCCTGGGCGGCCTTGGCGAACACATCCCGCACCGCTTCGGGCGTGGCGGCCTTCGCCAGGCCGGAGCGCACGCTCTGCGCCAGACCGCCCGGGATGGATTCGCTCACGAAGGCCACATCGGCGCTGCGGCCGCTCTTGATCGCCTTCTGCGCCTTCTGGCTCCATAGGCGCAGATCGGCGCGCGCCGCCTGGTTTGTAGGCGCCGCCTGCGAAGCCGGCCCTGCCTGTCCCCCACTTTGCGCAGGGCCGGGTGTCCCGGCCGGCAGTATAGCGGCGCTGTGGCCGCTGCCGGTCGGGGCGGCAAGCATCGCAGGCGGCAGGGGCGGCGCAGTCTGGGCAACGCCCGGGGCCGGGCCGTCGAGCTGGTCGCCGAAGCGCATGGTGCGGATTTCGTTGGGCGAGAGCACCCCCGCCCCCAGGTAAATCTGATCGGTTTGCGCCTGCACCAGTTCGTCCACCTTATCGCCATAGCGCCATTGCCACTCGATGGACGTGAACGGGTTGATGGACGCCCGGGTGGGCGCGCCGGGCAGCGACAGGGTGCGCTGTTCGCTCGGGCCGGCCAGGTCCTTTAGCAACGGGTCAAACAGCGTGGCCTTCAACCACTGCGAGAGCGGCTTCAGCCCGCGCCGTTCGTTCACCGCCTCCTGCAGCTCGGCAGAGGCCCGGTTCACATCGTTGGTGAAGCCCAGCTCTTGCGGCGGCACCGAGTAGGCCGCGCAGGTTATTCGCAGCATCCACTCATCCAGCGACGTTTCGTAAGAGAAAGGCTTGGACGGGTGGAAGTTCATCGCCCACGGGATGAAGCGCACTTTGCGCCGTGCCGCATCGCTGCCTTCTAGCACGGCATTGAAACGCATCTCGAACTCTTCCAACTGGTCAGGATTGAGCGTGCTCATGCCTTCGGGAGCGGTGGCCAACATCTCAGGCACGTTGCCATCGGTGAACCAGGCCATATCCCAGGTTTGCTTGCGCAGCGCCGTGTTGATGCGCAGGATGATCCACTCGGTGGGGGGCGAGCCGTAGGGCGTAAAGGGGCGTGTGTAGCGCGGCTTATAGATCATCTCGTGCGGGCCGAATTCCAAGGCGTGCTCGTCGGGCTGGTCGGATGAGCCGCGGCGGTACTGGCTTTCCACCATGCCCTGGATGATCTGCTGGTAGGCCACCGTGCGCCCGCGCTCGTCGAGGATGGGCTTGATGGTGCTGCCATCCACCACTTCCAGGCCGTACAGGCGGCCGGCGTTATCCAGGCGGCGATACAGGGTCATGGCGTCGGTGGTCAGGTTCTCATACAGCAGCATCCCGATCCACGAGTAAAAATCATTCAGCCCGTCTGGCTGCACAAAAAAGGTGGTGGCGGCATCGCAGGCGTCTTGCAGGTCGGCCTGGCAGCGCTTATCCCGCGCCACGATGCTCCAGTTTAGGCCTTGCATTTCTTCGATGCGGGCGGCGATGCACATGGCCGCCACATCGTACAACGCCGCCAGGTTGCGCAGCTGCTCGAAGGGCGTCATCTGGGGATTTTCGCGGCGCGGCTCCCGGCTCAGGTTGACGGCGGTGGGGTAGTTGAACTGGCGCGGCAAGAGCGCCACCCCGTCAGGGCCGGGCTGGGGCTGCTGCGGCTGGCCCGGCCCAAAGGCGCGGCTATTAAAAGACGACCGGCCGCTGAGCGCCGACCAGGCGTCGGATAGGCGTTGGCGCAGGCCCTGGCGCTGCTGGCGCTGGTAGTTGATCGCCTCCACCTGAGCCGAGAGATCAGTCACGTTTGCGGGTTGGCTTTTGGGCATGGGTTATTCCTCCTCGCCGTCATCATGGGCCGGCGCAGCCGTGCGCCGCCGGTAAAAGTCCATAATCGCCGCCGAGCTATCGCTGCTGGCCGCGGTGCAGTAGTTTTCAGCATGGGCGTAGTGGTCGGGGCCCGACTGCACGTACACCGCCACTTTGTCGCCGGCCTTGGTGGTCTCGATTACCCGCACCAGTGCTTTGAGGTGGTCGTAATAATCGTTTACGCTGCGGATGTTGGCGGGCAGGGTGTTTTCGGCAGTAAAGAACCTGGCATAGGTCGCGTCCAGGGTGCGGGTGCGGTCCATGTTCACCACGCCCTTGGCATAGTCCCAGTTGTACGGATCAGCGTCTTTGCTGCCGGTGGCCTGGCCCACGTAATAAGCCAGGAACACCGATCCATAGCGGTATTCGGCCTGCAGCTTGCGCGCCATGCGCGTTTCGGGCATGGCATCCACCACCACCCGCCGGGCGCGGTAGAAGAAAAGAATGTTCCTGACAGTATCGAAGTTATCCACCTCGCCGGCGAAGCGCAGCGGGCGCTCGCCGGTCTCGGGATGGCGCGGGCCGCGGATGACCACATGCAGCACTCGCCCCACGTCGATGCCGGCGAAGGTGTCTTCGTCTTTGGGCATGGGCATCATCGACAGATCTTCTCGCCGGCAGGACTCCAGGATGTCATCGGTGATTTGTCCGCCCTTGGGGGTGTAGGTCTCGCCCAGGTCCTGGTTGAAGGCCTCGCGGCGTTTGGTTTCGTCGGTGGTGTTCAACGCTTTGATAATCTCGCCCAGGTCGGCCATGGGCGAGAAGAGCTTGCTCATGTGGAAACCGGCGATCTCTCGCTCGGGATAGGTGGCCACCCACTCGCCGCGCGCCAGGCGATCCAGCGCCTTACCACAGCGCCGGCATGCGATGAACGGCCGGCCGTCTTGCTGGTGCCAGGCGTGAGGGCGGCCCAGCGCATCAAACTCCGTCACCATCTGGCGCAGGGTAAGCGGCTGGCGCTCGCCGCAGCCTTCGCAGCGCACGTGCCATTCTCTCTGGTCGGTTTCGCCCCATTTGGCATGGATGCCAAATCCGGCATACGTTGGCGTGCTGATCCAGCGCTCGTGAGCCAGCGCCGAATGGCCCAGGCGTTTCACGGCGATGGCCGGGGCCCGGGCGTCCATCTCATCCACCTCGTCCAGCACCAGCACATCGGCGTCAATACTCTTTAGCTGGGGGGCCTGTCCGTTGGGTTTGACCACGCTGCCGCGCAGGTAGATGAACCGATCGCGCACGCGCTTGAGCGTCACCCGGTCCGCGCCGCGCTTGCGCTCTCCATCGGTACGCGCGCCGCTGCCGTCGATCACAATGCCGCTCAGATAGGGCGAAGACTCGATGGCCGGCCCAAAGCGGGCGCTTGAGAAGTCGCTGATGTGGCTATCGGTGGGGAACAGATATAGCCCGTTGGCGTCGTTTTCGTCGGCTTCGTGCAGCACGTCGCTGATGGCCCACTCCGATGCGCCCATCTGGCTGGCTTTGTTAATCACGATCACACGGCTCTGGCAGGCATACAGGCCCAGCAGGTAATAATGGCTCTTTAAATCAAAATACACGCCTTCCTTCAACATCGGGCGGCGCAGGATGGACCAGGTCAGGCGGTCAAGCCTCACCCTAGTCTGGCTGTTGCTCTGCTGGTTCTCCTGGCTGCTCGTCGAAGCTGGCTGGCTGGTCGGGGGCGCCTTCCGGCGTTGTTTCTCCACCAGCGCCGCCAGGAGTTGCTCCCTCTGCGAGCGCGGCAAGGATGAGATTGTTGATGGCATAGTTAAGCTCATCGTCATTCAACTGGCTAAAGTTGGGCGCCGCCGGAGCTGGACCGGCGATGCTTCCCGAATGTTCGACGTGGCTGGTGCTGGCCGGCATGCCCACTGCCGCGCGGCCCAGCTTCGAAGCCAGCTCGCCGGCCTGCAGCGCCAGTCCGGCATCCAGCGCTACGGTAATGATCTCTTGCCCGGTGGCCTTCACCACGCGACGCGTGGTCTTGTGGTAGTTGGGTGCTTCCGATAGGATCGCAAACGCCAGGTCGAACAGCGCATCTCGAAATTCCCACTCTTTTTCGACCTGATCGGCCTTACGCTTGCTCCAGCGGGTGCGCACCTCCACTTCAATCAGCGAGTCCCAGGCGGCCACCCGCTGCTGCCACTGAAAGTTGGCCGACCAGGTCATCAGGCTGGCCTCTCTCACGGTGGGCGGCTCTACCAGGCTTTCGCCAGGCTGTCGCAGCCCACCGGCCGCCAGTGCTCGCGCTCTGCTCTCGCTTTGCTCCCGATAGATCCGCAGAAGCTTGCGCAGGCTGCGCCCTGGGCCCATCATGGCGTAATCCCGCAAGGCCTGGTTGGCTCGCAGGGATTCGCCGGAGATGCGATCCAGCGGCGCTTCCTGGTCGAAGGTAGAGCGATTCTTATGCATTAGGTTTCACTGCAGCTTGACTTCCGGGGGCGCAGCGGTAATATGAAGTCAAGGAGACACGATCATGGACAACGCCATCAGCAACCGAATGACCATCCAGAAAGCGTACAACAGCAAGATCAACGAATGCCAACAGAAAGTCCAGAGCATTGGCGACCTGCTCCGCGCAGCAAAAGCGCTCGAGGCAGAAAACTGGGCCTACGTAGGCGACTTGAACCACATCGCTGAGCAACTTGACGCGATCCTCGAATTTCTGAACTGCGAAGTGTAAGCCAAGCATGATGTGCAGTAACGGCCCGCAAGGGTCGTTTACTCGTTGGTTTCCAAAGCCGGCTCAAGGCCCATGTCGGCAAACCGCTGTAATTGCACAGCTACGAACTCAGGCGCTTTTTCCATCGCGAAGCACAGCCGCCCGATCATTTCGGCGGCGACGATCTGGGAGCCGCTGCCGCTAAACGGCTCATAGCATATATCTCCTGGATAGGTGTGCTGCTGCATCGGGCGAGTGAAAACCTCGATCGGCTTCTGTGTGGGGTGTTCGACGTGCTCGTCGCCATCCGGAACCTTCAGTTCCCAAATCGAGCGTAGGATTTCGTCGGTGGCGCGGCGAGGCTTAGAGCCTTTGATCCAGCCCATCAAGCACGGTTCGTGGGCCCACAGATACCAGGAGCGCGTCAGAGTGGGGCGGTCTTTGACCCAGATGATTTGCTGGTGGACAAAGGCTCCGTGCCGCACCCAGCAATCTTCCAGCATGGCCTGGCGGCGCGACGCATGCCAGCAGTACCAGGCAGCATCTTCGGTGATGGCCTCGGCAATGGCCGCTTCGATGAAGCCATCGTAAAGCTCCACGCCCTGGGTGGAAGAATCCCAATCCTTGTAGAACTCCGACCAGTCCTTATTCCCCTGCGCCTTAGGGTGATTCGTACCGGTGTAATCGACGAGATACGGCGGGTCAGTAGCGAATAACACCGCGCGCTGGCCGGTCATCAAGCGGCGCACCTGCTCAGGGACGGTGCTATCCCCGCACATCAAGCGGTGCGTTCGCCCAGGTGTGGTCTTGCTCGGGATGATCCAGATCTGCCCCGGCTCGGTGCCCCATTTCTGGCGCAGTTCCACCGCTTTATCGGGCTTGGCGGGTGGGGCGTCTTCGCCTTCTACGGTCTCGTCGTTTAACTGATTGAGAAGATCTCGCCAGCCGCGCTCATCCCACAGGCCTTCGACCGCGGTAGGGTTTTCGCTCTTGATGACCTGCAACACGGCGGCATCCCATTCTGCAAGCTCGCCGGCGCGATTGTCCAGAATGGCAGCGCGTTCAGCTTTATCTCCGACCAGATCAGGGCGTTTGACGGCGATCAGTTCGTCCGGCGCGGCTTCGATGACTCGCACTTTCAGGCCCAGCTCGCGCGCCTGCTCGAATACACCGTTGCCGGCGCGCACGATATCTTCCCCATCCACGGCAATCGACCGAAAGGCGCCCACCTCTTCCAGGCTCTGGCGGATCAGCTTCTTATTGTCTTCGCCGTGCCGGCGAGCGTTACGTGGGTCAAACTTCAAGTTGTCGCTCATTCATCCTCCGTATCCACCATTTCTGCACAGTACATGGAGCACCAGGCGATCACGTGCTGCAGGTCGGTAATCGCTACCGCAACGCACCTGTCACGCTCGCTGCGGTCGTTGGGCTTCTGAGCTTTGAGCATTTCCAGGGCAAGATGTAGTTGTTGCAAAGCGGCGTTCATTCATCCTCCATGTCCATCTTTTCGGCAGCCTCGCGCCATTGCTGAGCGGGATCGGGCGCACCGGTGGGCCACTGCGAGCCAAGCAGGCAGCCGACCGCTTCTTCGTTTGCGTGCAAACGAAGCGGGCAGCGCGGGCAATCGCACGGCCAGGAAATTCCGGGAGTGCTGGTGCGAGTGTGCTGCAGGCGTTTCATGCGCTCGGCGCGTGCCTTCCACCTGCGCCGGCGCTGCAGCGCGGATAAAGTCACCCCCACCCCCAGCAGGATGACCACCGAAAAACACAAGTAGGCTATGGTTTCAATCCGTGCTTGCATCGCTTGCCTCCTGCACCAGATAGGTCTCTCCGCCGAAGGCTACGGCGCAAAACCGACCATCCCCCAGCTCCAGCCAGCCGGTTTCGATGTATAGGCGGCTGCCTTTCACGTGCTGGCCGGCGGATAGACGATCTACCACCGGGTAACCCAGCCCTGGGCCCGAGCGCACATTGATCACGGCCCCCTGCACGGCGAATGCGGCATCTATGGCGATTGGATGCAGGCCGTCATCGGTGGATTGGCTGGTGGATGCAGCGGCCATCAACGGCGCTGGATCGATCCACCCCTGAAACGCAGGATCGCCGCCCGGGCCTTTGACGCCGAAGTGCAGATGCGGACCGGTGGTGTAACCGGTGGAGCCGCTCAGCCCGATGACGTCGCCGGCGCTAACGCGCATTCCCGGCTCGACGCTGGCTTTGTTCAGGTGGGCGTAGTAGGTGTACACCATGCCTGGATGCTTGAGCTTGATGTATTGCCCGAAGCCGCCATTCTCAAAGCCGATCTTCTCCACAATGCCGTCTGCGGCAGCATGCACCGGTGTGTTTTCCTCCACGCCATAATCGCGTCCGTTATGGCCCGGAATTTTCCAGCGCATGTAAACCTCGGGATGTTCGCCAAACTCCTGGGTGATTGGTCCGCTCACCGGCGGGATGAGCGAAATCAACAAATACTTAGCGTTCATGCCGACCTCCTGCCCGTTTGGGCTTCACCGGTTCGCCGCCCATCTCGGCCACCTGGGCGGTCAGTTTCGATACCAGCTCACGCAGCTCGGCGTTGTCCGCCTCAAATACGATGACGCGTTCTTGCAGGCTGGACATTTCGTTGCGCTGCTGGGCGTTCTCCGCGCGCAGGCTTCTGTTTTCACTCTCAAGCGCATCCTGGCGCTCACGTAGCTTCGAAACCTGCAGGCGCATGGCCTCGTTATCAGCCTTCAGGCAGCGGTTCTCGCTCTCGAGGGCATCCTGGCGTTCACGCAGCTGCGCACGGTCTTGTTCCAGGCTGGCAATCAAATCGGCTCTCTCCCGGTCTTTGCGTGTCAACTCGGAGATCAACGTCTGCTGATCGGTGGTTATTTTCTCCAGCCTCTCGACGCGGTCAACGGCATCAATGTAGCGCCGGGCGGCTTTGTCGGCTGCGTCTTCGTGGAGGTTATCCGCTTCTGCGTCCGTTTTGCGACGCTCGGCCGGGGTTTTTAAGTAGGCTGCCACGCCCACCAGCAGGCTGACCAGGATGGCGACGATCTCGGCAACGTCTTTGATACTCATGGGCGGCGACTCCTCCAGCCACGAACCGCTCCGACCAGCATAACCCCTATGGTGATGGTGATTGAGGGCCTGACGATGGTTTGTCCAAACCAGGCGGCGTCGGACACTCCCTGCACCACCACAAACAGATACAGGCTGCACCAATACGCGCCGATGCACACCTGGGCAAACTTAATCCAGGCCCACCCGGCGCGCGGATGGTGCAGCCAATCTGCAAACGCCACAGCCGTCAGCGCCCCAGCCAGGGCGGCGTTGGCGGCCGCTAAAATCTCAGGCACGGCGGGCACGCGGCGAGAGGTCGTAGGTCGCCTGGTTGGCCACGGCCCCAATGAAGATCACCCGCACCAGCAGGATAACCCCCGCCTGATTGCAGGCCAATGACAGACCCAGCAGGTCGCCCAGCACTCCGGTGCAGCTCATGCCAAAGATCGCCAGCCCAGTCAGGACGGTGGCGATCAACATCACCTGGCGCTTCTCATCGCCGCTGCGCTGATCCATCCAGCGCCGCGCGGCGGGGAAGTAGGAGCAGATGAGCGAGATGCCCATGCCGGCAACCACGGCCAGGGTTTCAGGGGTCAACGGTTGTGCTTCCATTCTTTGCACTCCTTTTCTCTTGATCGACTAATGGGGGGGCCAGGTGGTTAAACGAAAACCGGGAACGATGCCGCCAGATTTTCTGGCAGCAACGCTCCCGGTGGTTTACCACTCTGCGGAGGGTTACAGGGTATACCCTGTGTTCTTATTATAGCAAATAATTTCTAATTCCTGCACTATAATAGGTCTGTCGCATCTCGTATGCGTGGATTGAAACAAACTATGCTGACACCATGGGTTGGACGCCGCCTGGGCCTGCGGCGGGGATGGATGGGGCGATATC